GATAAACTAAAAAGTAGCTTACTGTAACAATTCGTGATGTTACAAACCTGATAAAATATCCCTAATACCAAGTGTGAGTAGAACTTAAGTATTGACTAAAGTATTAACAACTACTAGTTATAACTACACAAGAAGGAGAACTTAAGATGGAAGATGAAGACTACTTAGGTTTACTACAAGAAAAGGTTAGTAAGCTGGAACCTGAATACCATGAGCTATCAACAGTGTTTTTGTCGTTTGAAGACACACAAGAGTTTGATGGACTTGTCGAAAGCATTAAGAAGTACGGTCTGTTCGACAATATCTTAATGTGGAAAGGTAGTATTGTTGATGGTCGTCACAGACATAAAGCCTGTCTAAAAGCTGGTGTTCAACCTCAATACGAATACCTACCAGATGATATGCCTTTTAATGTCGTAATGGATCGTGTGATCTCGTCTAACCTTATGCGTAGACACTTAACGACAGGTCAACGTGCTATGACTGCTGCTGCTTTGGCTAATATGACATCTGGAGCTAGGACTGACTTGGAACCTACGACGAATTCGTCCAAGGTTAAATCTACCAAAGATTCTGCGGATCAGCTTAACGTAGGTACAACAGCAGTAAAGACAGCAAAGGCTATCAGCAGAGATTTTCCTGATCTAGCTGACAGTGTTAAGTCTGGCAGCATGAGTTTGAATGCAGCAGACGAAGAGAGGAAGAAACGCTTAGGTATTCCACCAAAGTTTTCTCCCCCAATCGTAAAGATAGCTGACCTTGATGAGTTTATGCACATTAAGGGCGACAACTGGAGTAGTGAAGTAGCGGCTGGCTCTTTGATCTCTACTGCTAGGGACTTGCACCTACAGGAAGGCGAAGACGGTATCTACCGATCCATAATGAATATTATGAAGTTGGGAGAAGGTAAGCATTCCCAATCTTATAATGCGGCAGGGCTAATATCCTTACATAAAGCTCTTAGTAGATGTGTACCCGACCTAGAGAAAATGCTTATCGTTAAAGCTGACACAACTAAAATGAATTAAGGAGATATAATATGCAACTCAACCTTTTTGACTATGCCCTTAAAGCAATTAAATCTATTAATGCAGAGGCTGAACGTAAACTATCTAATCCAAAGTCACACCTTATGGAATATGATGTTAAGTCTGCTGCATCTTTACTTGATAAAGGTGAACGAGTGAACATAGGTAATATTAATACCTTGTCACGAACAGAGAAGGCAAAGGCAAAAGAAAGTTTTGGCATTTGGGAATATCACTATTCACCACAAAACTGCCAAAAGACTGTGGATTGGATGCTAGAGAATGATCCATCTTACTTTATGTTGCACATTGCTGGTTGTCGAAATAGAGGCCGTGGCACTGTCTATCGCATGGATAACCTTCAAGATTATGCAAATACAAAACTATTTGGCGGTAAACACTAAAAGGAGAGAACCACATGACTGAATTATCTCACCAACCGTGTCCATTTGTGTCGTGTGGTTCTTCCGATGCCTTTAGTTATAACACTGATGGCTTTGGTAAGTGTCATGCTTGCGACAAGTCTTACCCAAGCAACTCTAGAAATGAGGCATTTGAATGGGCTAAAGAGAAATACCCATTAGTTGAAAGAGGCGACTATATGAATACTGTAATTGAATACACGCCTAAACGTATTGAAACCCCCAGCAGTGGAAAATATGAAGGTATGCGTGGTATTACGTCCAAGACTATGGAAGAGTATCAAGTACTTACATACTCTGATCGTCAAGAGTATATTTACCCCAGCGGGGGAATTAAAGTAAGAACCTTACCTGACAAGAAGTTCTATGCCAAGTCAGGTTTTAAAGCTGATGAACTATTTGGTATGAACCTGTTTACCTCTGGTAGCTCAAAGATGGTAACAGTTACTGAAGGCGAACTTGATGCTTTATCTGTGTCGCAGATGCTTAAGTCAAGTTATACCAATCCTGTCGTATCACTACCGTCTGCCACACCCTCTAAGAAGCTATGGGAAAATTGTAAAGAGTGGTTAGATGGCTTTGAGAAGATCATACTGTCAGTAGACAACGATGAGGCTGGTAACTCCCTTGCTGATCGAATGGCTAAGTTATTCCCTAATCGTATCTATAGGGTGCCACACGGTCAGTACAAGGACGCTAACGACTTCCTACAGGCTGGTAAAAGTTCTGACTTTAAGTCTGCTTGGTGGAATGCTAAGAAGTATACCCCTGAGAACATCTTGAATAGCACCGATGACTTCTTGTCATTATATCACGATACACCTGAACATCAGTACATACCCACTGGCATACAAGGATTAGACGACAAGATCATGGGTCTTATGCAAGGTCACTTTACGGTTATCAAAGCTCCTACTGGCATTGGTAAGACTGAAGTTATGAGATACCTAGAGTTTAATATGTTACAACGTGGTATTCCTATCGCTGCATGGCACTTAGAAGAAACTAAACTACGATCCATACTAGGTTTGGTGTCGTACCAACTATGTGATAATGTAACACGTAGGGATTTGATCGAAGAGAAAGGAAGGGAAGAAGATGTTGTCCAAGCTATACGTGACCTCACTAAAGACGAACTATTCTACCAATTCTACCTTGGTGATGGACAAGGATCAGACGAGCTATGCGACCAGATTAGGTACTTTAGTCAGGCGTGTAATTGTAAGTTTGTCTTCTTTGAACCTATCCAAGACGTAGTTGCTGGTATGTCAGAGGAAAGCAAAGAGCAACAACTTGCTGACCTATCAGTACGACTATCTAAACTAGCTGCTGAATTAAACGTAGGTATTGTTACCATTGCCCACACTAACGACAATGGTGATACAAAATACTGTAAGATGATTGGTCAACGTGCATCTGTCATTATCGACTTGCAACGTGATAAAGAAGCAGATAGTTTAGAGGAACGGAACACGACTTATATTCGTGTAGAGAAGAATCGTCCTTGTTCAGAAGAAGGTAATGCTGGCAAGATGCGGTTTAGCACTGACACATTTACATTAAGGGAGGTACTGTAATGGAGATGAGAGTATGCAAAACTTGTAAAGAGGCAAAGCCACACTCTGAGTTTTATAAGCATCTTACAGGCAAACATGAGCTTTTAAACCACTGTAAGCCTTGTAAAAGAAATCTAACAAACATCTTAAAGAGGATGCAGATTGGATACAAAAACTTTAAGACAGCTCATTGCGAATGCTGTGGTGTAAGTGATGCTAAAATTCAGATAGACCATTGTCACTCTAGTAATAAATTTAGAGGCTTCGTCTGTCAGAGTTGTAACTTAAGTTTAGCTTCACTTGGTGATAATTATACATCACTAGTTGAAAAGGATGCAGATGAGATGTACATAAAGTACATGAGGACTGCTTATTACAGAATGGGAGAAACTATATAATGACTATATTTGACATCGAAACCGATGGTCTTTTAGATGAGATGACCAAGGTTCACGTTTTGTCGTACCAAACCAAAGACATGAAAGAGCCTGTATCAATTCACGATTACGATGAAATGCGGGACTTCTTCCTTGAACATAGCCTTGAGAAGAAACCACTAATCGGACACAACATCATCCGTTTTGACATCCCCGCAGTGGAAAAGCTGCTTAATATCAAAGTGGATACCCGCCTGATCGACACCTTAGCCCTGTCTTGGTATTTACACCATGATCGTATTAAGCATGGGCTAGAGGGCTATGGTGAAGAGTATGGTGTACCTAAACCTGTAATTAAGGATTGGGAAGGACTAACACCAGAGGAGTATGCTAACCGTTGCCAAGAAGACGTTAAGATCAACACCCGTCTATGGCGTGACTTAGACCTTAAGCTAAACAAACTCTACCAAGACGAAGATGAAAAGAACCGTATGATCGACTACCTGTCGTTCAAACTTGACTGCGCTAAAGAACAAGAGGCCCTACGGTGGAAATTGGATGTAACGAAAGCTCAAACAGCCTACGATGAAATCCTAGAGCTAAAGGCTGAGAAGGTAGAACAGTTAGCTGATGCTATGCCTAAACGTGTACTAACTCGTATGGCACAACAACCAAAGA